TTATAGCACCAGGGGCCATAAGTTCTCCAACCAATCCGGCTCCTGCACCTGGATCACCACCCATTTTGGAATAAAGGTCTAGTGTTGTTCCTTTATATTCTGGAATAAATTCCTGTTCCTTATAACCAGGATGACCACCAGGTCTCATTTTGGCCCATCGTTGTGCCTGAGACATACCTCCACCAGGAGCTAAAAGGGATGCAATATCCATTGGAAACCCACCTTCGGCTGCAACAATACCCTTCATAAAATTGGCAGGATTACCAAAAGAATGCAATGATTTAGCTTCATTCATTGCTGTTTGAGATAATATTTTATCCTTTAAATGATTTGGTAAAGAATCCCATTCCGCTTTTCGGATATTTTTAGGGCGCTTTTTTAAACCTTGACGTTTACGCATTAGGTAGGGTTTGTTGTGGTGGGGCTTGCTGTTGTTGTGCTAATTGAGCTTGAAGGAGGGCCGCATTCTGTTTCATCTCTTCACGATCTCGATCCATCATAGCTTTAAGTTTAGAACCATCCATCTGGGTATTATATTTTGCTTGCATATCCATTATAGAAAGTTCTGCCTGTGATTCAATACGATCCTTTTCTCTATCATCCAAACGAATCATTTTTTCCCGGTCAAGTTCAAGTTTACCCATATCATTTTGGGCATCTGCTTGAGCTTTTTGAGCTTGAATTTGGATATATTGTTCTTCAGGGGTTGGTTGAGGTGGTTCCTGTGGAGGAGCTTGATATTGAGTTGGATCAGTAAAGAATGCATTAGGATCTTTGAATCCTGCCAACTCCACCATACGGGAGAGAGTCGTATGATATTGGCCCAAATTAACAATAGGATTTTCCAACCCAAACTGTTGTAGTAGGGTTTCCTGTTTTTGGGCCACAGTTGACAGGAAGTTCATCTTTTCTGCATCATTAGCAGCACCAAGAGGAATATCAACCAAAATATCCATATCAGCATCCCAATACCTAGGATCTATTGGAACCCATTCATTCCTTAACCTAGTCATTGTTTCTCTGTCTTGATGTTTATGAATCAACTGTAATATACCTTTATAAAGAGGTTTCATACCAGATTCAGCAAATATCCGTGCAATTAATTCGATATGAGCTTGAGATGCTTTAACTGTTGAATCAACAGCAAGTCTAGTTGCAGATTGTAAATTCTCTGAATCAAGACCTTGAGAAGCTTTGGTAATACCTGTCCTAGTTGATTTAATTTCGTCAAGCATACCAAGAATTGGTAAAGCTTGCTGACCAACGAAAGGCATATCCAACTGTTGAACTGCACCGGGAGCTCTGGCTCTAATTACAGAACCAACTTCTGTATTCAAAACATCTTTTATATTCACCATATTTTCTTGAATTAACATCCTAGGATTAACTGCCATCACAAGGGAATCCATTACATTCCTTAAAATAGCTGATTTAATCCGTTGAATATCTGCGACAATATCGGTGATTGAAGCTCCAATTGCAGTATGAGGTTCAGGGGCAGGACAAAACATGACAAATGGAATATAATCACAATGTGAATTATCCACCACGTTATGTGTATTACCTATTGTACATATCCTTCTTAATTCTGAAATACCATCTTGATCAACATCAAGATTAATATAAGATTCGCAATAAAGAACTTTTCTTTGGGCTGGCTCCATATGGGCCCGACCACGATCAGATGATTCAGAATGTCTTGAAATAAACTCCTCATTAGTACCAAATGATTCATCCATAGAAGCATGTTCTTCAAGTATTTCTGGGTCATAACCTAAACTTGTTAATTCGGAGATTGTTTTATAGGAACGATGAGCAACTATATCTGCTTCTGTAACACTTTTTGCTCTGCGGTCAATAATAAATTCTTCAGGAGGGAGTGCTTCAATTCTAATTTTACCTTTTTTACTTCTTTTCTTAACAGTAACATTATAAAGTGGGGTTCCATCAAGTGTTTGTTCGGTTGTCTCCATTTCCACAGATTCAACATCTTCGGCCCCTGCAAGCATTTGAGCTTGTTGTTCGTCAAGACCACTGAATTTGGAGGCAGTTACTTTCTCAGCTTCTTCCCACCAATACTTAATTATCCCAGTCCGTCTAATTAAAGCATCCTGGAATACTGACATTAATGTATTGAAAAAATCGGGTTGTTGTTCTATCAGTAAATTATTAACATATTCCGAACATTGTTCTGCCATTTGTACATCTTCAGGACCATTTGGAGCAAATGACATTATCCGTTTACTACCGAAAAATATCCGCATCATTGAAGGTAGTATCTGATTTACGGTATCACGAACATCGTATGAGACAACCCCAGATCTGCCTTCATCATCTTGTTCTGGTAAATGCCCTGAATAATATTTACCAGAGGTTATTCGATCCTGGCCTAATTCATCATCAGAATATGAAATAGCATCATCAAGAAGATGTCCTATATATGATCCAATTTCTTCCTCAGACATTTCCTCGTCAGGTGTTATTTCTTCTATTTCATCGGTTTCGGGGTAATCACTAATCTCTGCCATTTTCCCTTTTTATAAAAGTATCATAATCGGTATCTGATTTTTCCTTATTGCAGTTTAAACAACTAACAACTAAGTACTTTATATTTTTGGATTGAGTCATTGTTAATTTACCTCTTGGTATTTTATGATCAATATGGAAATGATCTGGTAAAAGTTCTATATTGCAATAATGACAGTAAGCAATAACTGAGTCCAAACCCATTGCTTTAACCCAAAGCCGGATATATACCTCTCTGTTATAACCACCTTTAAATTTATTTAATTCTTTATCCCGGATATCTTTGACTGCCCATTTGCATTTTTTACTACAATATTTTTGTTTAGCATATTGGACTTTATCTGGTTGATAAAGTTTATGGCAGTATTCACATTTTTTCTTTGACGGGAGTTTTTTTAGAGACATATATTCCCTTATGGTATCATAATTTAAACAACAACCTAAGGCTATTGTTATACAATACCAGGAATATTACGCATAAGAGGTTTTTGCCAGCCACCTGTTAATCCAGCATGTGTTGCAGCATTACCAGCAAAAGTTAATACAAAAGCATCGGCATAATCTGGAGAACCACGGTGGCCTATGCGTTTTTTCATTTCATCCTTTGTTTCCATCCGAATTTTTCCAGATGATTCAAAAGAATATCTAGGGGAACATAGTTCAAACATTAACCGTTCATCCCTTGGAATACGGCAGTGGCGTTGTTCAAACCATTCTTTAGCTTTATGCCATAATTCAGCTCTTAAATTTTTATATTGGTTAGATAGAGCAGCAGATTCTCCAGTATTTATCCCAATTACTGGAAGTCCTAGTTCGTGACCTCTGTCAACTATAGAAGCACCAACTCCAATAACATCAACCAATATTTCAACAGGAGCTTTCTGTTTATCTTGTGCTTTCTGATATTCAGAATTTATTATACCCATTAATTTCATTGTATCAAGTTTTGCCCATGATTTAATTGGTTCCATAACTGTGTTTCCTCTCCGTTTACATAATGCTGATTTATCAGAGCCATACCTAGCTACATCCAAGCCCCATGAAATATCACCTTGAGTTGGATCTACATCTCTGGAAACAGCACTTTCAACTAATTCATTAGAAATAATAGTATCATCTGACGATTCTGCAAATTCCCCTAGAACACGAATGCGATATGTATTAGAATCAATACCATAGCGTTCGGCCATTTCCTCGATATATTCTTTTTTTACCCGTGGTGATGTCTCACAACTAACAGTGAGGGTCCACCATCTGTCTATTAACCTAGTGAATGCATCATGAAAATAGCCTTCTGGACGGGTTGGATTCCCAAGCAATAACAAAGTTGCATTACCAGATAAAGAACCACCTGCTGCCGAAAATATAGCATCATCAACTGAACTAGCTTCATCAACAATTAATAAAACTTTATCAGAATGGATACCTTGAAGTGCCTCTGGTGTTTCTTTACGTGCAGTTCTACACGATATAAACGACCCAGATGGATCCGATTTTAATACTATTCTTTCACTAAATACTTCAAATAACTTATTCAAGGCAGGAGGTAATCGGATAAGTTGAGATTTTAATTCAGCAAATAAAGCATCAAATAGTTGGGAAGCAGTAGGTGCTGTGCAGACAGTTTTTTGTGGATAATGACATAACATATGATGCATCATTAACCAGGCAGCACAAGTGGATTTACCAACACCATGACCAGATTTAACAGCAAGTAGTCTGGAACTCATGGATTCAACCATTACTTTCTTTTGCCATTCATCTGGTTCTTCACCTAAAATATCTCTAACAAACTGTACTGGATCATCCTTGTATTTTGTGATGAATTCAGTGAAAATATTTGGTTTACTTACTGTATCTACCATAAATCCTTTGGTAATGAATTAATATGATTCAAAGCCTCGTCTGGAACCCAGTAACTTGACGAGGTTCGTCCATCATTATTGTGGTACCACTCTTCATGTAAAAATACTTCAATTGCAGATATCCACCCTTTCAACTCATAAACACCATATGCTCCAATAACTAACACATAATATTTATCCTTTTTATCTCTTTTCTTCAAAAACAACTCATCTTCCGGGTGAGGTCTTGTCCTTACTTCATAATGTTCTCCAACGTCCGTCGAATCGTAACCTGAAATGCCAGTTGGATAAACACCTAAATACTTAGCCAATGCAAATTCACCAAGTGCTCCTTCAATAGAATTACCCCACAATCCTTTAGCACCTGGATTACCCCAAGATTCCTTATAAATCTCTAAGCTTTTTCCATTTTTTGAACGATGCAGGCATTTTAACTGCCTTTGAAGTCCTACTGTTGCCCCAATTGATATCTCGGCTGGACTCAAAACCACTTCCAATGATTTGATATACATTGATTTCATTTTCCCTCCCTGGAGCATCTATAATCCATACTCCAAAATTATCAGGTAATTTACCTTCCAACCAATGGAACATTTTTTCGGTATGCTCCCTGGTATCACATTTAACTAACCCTGAACCTGTTTCAGCAATTTGCTTTTTCAGATCATCCAGGATCGACTTTGATAAATTCTTTTTCATATGGTATAGTATAAAAAGTATTCTCAATATCCAAATCAACACAATCATAAGCTAAATAAGTACAACAATTACCCCTGTGTTTTGGATATTCCCTCAAAATCTTAGCGTGGACCAATCTCATCTTTCCCTCGTGCAATTCATCTTCCACCTCAAAATATACCTTATCCCCAATTCTAGGGTGTCTCGATATATCCTTACCCATATCCTTTTTTCTTTCATCTAACACCGTTTTAGAGATGCTCTTGATTGGTTTCATTGTTTTCCTGTTGTACCTTTTTTTATCCCTGTGAATTTGAGCTCCACGGTTAAGAATACCCTTGCCCATAATTGAAAAATTAAGTTCGTTTTTTGCAAAAATTTTTTAGTTAGTATCTTGGGTATGTGTTGCCTTATGCAATTTGCACCCCCGGTGGGGGCGACCCCGGGGGGCAAAGAACAGCAAATATATAAGCAACAGTAGGCCTAGACTCAGACCAGCCCAACCATACCCAATGTGTTCAGTAAGTACATATTTGAACACTTTATGCCTTATTATTGATATTATTAACCTTTTTTACCTTAATATCTGAATTCTGGTCCCATGCCCACATGGGAATGACTAATCCAGGACCCTCTGGCCTTGGTTATTATTTAATATATACCTTTTTCTCAATATATACCTCTTGTAATATATCCTTTATAGTCCCTATAATATATCCCTTATAGTCCCTATATTACAAGATGTGCCTATAGTTTAATTAGATATAGTTTAATATAGTTATAGTATATATATATATATAGTTATAGCCCTATTTCCTCAAACTGTCGTTGTTGTGCAATAAGTTGTCTGTCAACATCTCTCTTTTTATCTTGAACCACTTCCATTAACATTATAATCTGTTTTGTATCAATGCCTCGTAAATTGTTCGGGGGAAGATCCTGTACAAGGTCTAGAATATCATCCAGGCAATCCAACATATTCAATGTCATGTGAAGCCTAAGCACTTATTCCTTTTGTGTTATTTGTTTCTTTTTGGGTGTAATATCTTTGGTCAATCTCATTTGTTGTCTTAATGCTTCAAGGTGAAGTTGAGTTGCATCACTGACTTGCATGTCAATTGTTTGTCTCTCTCCGTATTGAATAGGAGAATATTTACTAGCAACCCATTGTTTAGCACTGATAATAGTCTTGGCTGATGCTGGATCAATATGCCCACGTTCTAACTTATCCGTTATGTCTTGAATTTGGCTCACTGTCATTTCTGCATAAGCCTTTTTAGCCTCCATGTACCGTGAATTGAGGTCATCATTAGATGATATTTGGTAATATAATCTCTTGTAAGGTATATCAAGCTCTCTTGCCATTTTAGGCAGACTACCAAACTCTGAATAACCATCAAAGATCTTTTCCCAAAATTCAGGGTCATCAAACATTCTGTATTCCCGTGCTCTTTTTGCTCGTCTTATTGGTGTTCCAGCCATTTTACTCCATTGTAAGAGGGCATTCCGTGTATTCTGGAGTACTACTTTGCATATAGCCCGAGTCTACCTCCTGGGAATGCCCCTTGATTGTTTTAAGTTTTAACCCATACTCATTCACACCTCTTGGGATGATAAGTCCAGGTTTTTTAATGAGTTTATTGTACCTAAAGCCTCTGTAATTTACAACGTGTTGCCATCTGCCCCATCTTTGTTTTATTGTGGTAATATCTGGATGTTGATCTTTAAGTGATTGAGCCATTTGTAATCTACCATCATCCACATAAAGCTCATCAGTATTACCACCTTTCATCATCATGGTAGCCTGTTTTTCTTGGAGAAAAGCATAGAATAATATAGTACACCATCCATCCTTCAAAGCACGGATAGATAAATCAGTGTCCTCATTATAACGACCTCGCCAACGATATGGAATATCATTTTTAATAAGGATACACGAGTATATCCGGGTGTTAAAAGCTATGGCTGGTCTACACGATATATCTGGTATAAAAAAGCGATATTGTAGTCCAGATAGGGCCACATTTTCATAACGATCAGTAAAATCCTCTGCTGCTTTAAGTATAGTACCAGACGATACATTTATTTTCATGTTATTATTTCTACGGCAGAAGTTCCGTATATTATCATCCATTATCCAGTGTCGTTCAGCACCAATTGAGATGGAATGTTCCCAGACCCAATTCCGGGCAGGGATACCACCTTGACCTAGATTGCTGAAAGGTAGAGTATATATTTTATCTTCATCAATGTATTTAGCATAATCATCATACTCCTGAGGCTCTATCACAATGTGATATGGAACTTTCATACGATCCAAAGCTTTACTTGTTAACCTGGACTCAAATCTACCTTTACTGATGACATAAACTGGATATTTAGGGTTCATATAAATATTAACTCAATATTTTAAACAAGTGTTGATAATATTACTCCTCGTAGTTTTGCATTTCCTCACCAAACTCAGTGAATTCATTATCATATTCATGTTCATCAACCCAAAGCTTGTAAGATGCATGACGTATTTCTGCTTCAGGATGCCAATATGATTTCTTTAATGGATGTATTTTCTGACTTATTTTCTGTTCAAAATCCTTTACATCTTCCTCATTTTTAAAGAAAATATAAACCATACGATATGGAGATAAATCTTCTTGTTTGTATTCAGGCATATCTTGCCAGTGTGATTCCCATTCTTTCTCCCATCCTTCTGTATTTTCTCCTAGAACACGATTAGTATAGTCTTCGAATGAGGCTTGTTCCACTACCTGTTTAGGTCTTCCACTCCTGTATCCCATTGTATTTTTTTATTAATATGATTTAGCATTAATTTCTGGTGTTCCAGATAAATCCTTTAACGTTTTCCATTCGGAATTACTATAATAATTTTTTAATATCGCTTCGCCTTCTTCATTTTTCCAATATTTATAATCACAACGAGAGAATGTAATGTTACATTTCGAACAAAATGAAGTATCTCTCCTATTTTTTGCCTTTAATCTATTACGTATAGTTTGCATCTTTTCACCATACCAATAATCCTTAAATCCTTCCACACCATTTTCATTTACATTACCAAATAAACCACCAGATTCATGCCAATTATCTTGACAGCATAAAAGATATTCACCTTTATAATCTACAGGTACATATATGTATGGTTGGTTGCATCTTCTATGTGGTGCTTCCACAACTGGTGTTATTCCAAATTTGGCAGCAACCTCCCAATCCATGTGATTGTACCACGTTCCAATTAATCCAGCTCTACGTCTTGATGCTGGCCAATTCGACGGATTTTCCTGTAAAATAATCATTTTTATATCTGGATTATGATATGTCCAGGGACTCAATGCATTTTCAGGTTTATTATAATATTCATACCAATAATATCCAGAATCTTCGGCAAGTTTTATTAATTTCCTTTTAGAACTATACATATCTGTATAAATAATATTTGCTCCAGCTTCCAACAATTCTTTATATGAATATTTACCTTTAAATATCTGAGTACCATTTGTTGTTATTTGGATTTGTGATAAAGGACTAATCTCTCTAGCTACATTCATAAATTTCACTAAATCTGGATGCAGTGTTGGTTCACCAGCTAAACAAAGGTCAATTCTAGTTGTTGGTGCTATTTTATTTATAATTTCAAAGAGATTAGTCCATGTATTTAAAGTCATAAAATTATATTGCCCCCGTTTTTCTGGATTAGTATGATTTTCCATTATTCTACAAGAACAGTGCCAGCATTTTAAATTACAACCAAAGGTAGTTTCTATAGCCCAAGCCCAGGGTGTTGTACTTCCTAAAGGTTTAATTTTCTTAAGTTTTTTCGTATTAAATTCTTTCATTTGACTCTCCATTATATTTAATAATAAAAGTACCATCTGGATATACATAATATAATATAATTACCCAAATGGCGGTGACTCCACAAATAATACCAAACAAATATATTAGTAAGAATAATTCAATAGTCATCAGCTCGTAAATTTTTAGCAGTGAAATTATAATTAAAGCACCGCATGTTTGGATCATATTCAAATTCAAGACCAAATCCCATCACAGCTTCTATTGAGTGGCCATTTACAATATTTACACTGGGTATTTTGGGACGAGGTTCGTCAGGTAATTTAAGGATAGTATTACCTTTTTTAAGATATTCTTCAACCGCAGATTTTGTGTTATCAGATGGATTAAATTCAGCAGTGTTTACACGTTTAAATTTTGAAAAATCTTGAGTAATTACAAGTGGTTTCTTCTCAAGAGGGCCCACTTTAGGTAATTTTCTTTTTTTAACTCTTTTTATTTGTTGTCTATTTTTTGCTTGCATTGAACTACACACTCTAGAACAAGCAGTATTATTTTTACGGATTGGTTTAAATATATCCCCACAAATACTGCATGCCATTTCTGGAAAATTAGCTCTAAATAAATCATATCGTTTTTTATCTCGTTCTTTCTTATATTTAATATAACATAAATCACCACAAAACCGTTTTTTATTCCTACCTAATTCTTTATTACAAGTTGTGCATTTTTTTATTATATTTGTTTTCATTTATGTATACCTTTTATGATAAAATTATAATTACATTCTGTAAAACTATTATTGCATTTTTTAATATTTACCAAAACAAAACCTTCCTTATGTGGGTTATGACAACGAGTTAATTGTATGTGACGGAATTGTTTATCGTTAGGAAATATTTGAGCAGTTTCCATTGCATCTATTAATACTTTACAGAGATTATCCAAATCAGCATCAGGACCTTTTTTTATTGGATAAAATACTGCAACAGATAAAGCAAGATTATCATCTTTACCAAAAGATTTATTACCTTTTGTTTTATAATCCATCCAACGGTAAACAACCTCACCTATAAATGCTCTGGCTTGTTTTGTTTTGATTAGCCTTTTATTAACAACTTGCCAATAATTATTAGCACTAATCGGAAACGGTAGTCTTAAGTTCAGCACGAAATTCCTTTAATGTTTGTTTTTGTTCAGCAGCTCTATATAATTTCAATAAAACTTTCATCTCATCAGGCATACCAACTGGTTTTCTATCTGGTTGAGGTAATAGTCTTTTTTCATCCTCAAGCTTAGATAAATATTTATGATCCTCACAAGGCATTCGTTTTGGATTTGTCAGAGTACCTTCACGGATATCCTTAACCGTTGGAAAAAATGAACTGTCATTAATATGACTATCAAATGATTTTTTTATCCTATCAGCTGTAAAATCATTTAAAGCTTCTGCCCAAAAACTAATTTCAGGTTTACCTAATTTACCAAATTCCCTAACATGAGCATGGTAATTTAACTCACATTTTTTTAGTGAAATAAGCAACTGCTTATAACCCTCTTTATCCATCAGTTCAAAGTTTTCTGATTATTATTAATGTTGAAATATTCAATAT